GATTGGGCTTTGGCTTTAGCTTGAGATTTACTCATTAGCATTTTCCTCGCTTAAAGCGTTAAACACACACGCCTAAAAAGGCGTAACCTAATACTTTTAAAAAACCCACCTTTTAAAAAGGTATATATAGGTTACTACTTTACTTTATTAAAGTAAAGCGGTTTAAGGTATTTAATTTATATAAGGTTAAATAAGCGTTAAATAGGTTATATAAAAGGTTAAAAAGGTAGTAGCGGTTTACTACGCTTAGTTATTAACCCCCCTACCCCCCCTATATATAGGTAGCTTTTAGGCACGTATCCGCCTGAGTTTTTCAGACTAATAATCCATGGAATTTTTATACAGCTTTACAGTTCCTTTATTCAGGGTTATCATGTTAAAAAATTGCTGCAAAATTTTTATGGAAATGGACAAAGAGCTTTGGGAACAGCTACCAAAAGAAGTACTTAAAGAGTACCTCGAACTCACGGAAAGGTTAAGTGAACTTAACGAGGTTGAGCAATGTGAACAGAGTTTTTTAGCTTTTGTCAAATCTCAATGGCCACAGTTTATTGAGGGCAGTCATCACCGAATCATGGCTAATGCCTTCGAACGGATCGCGAACGGTAAATTAAAACGTCTCATTATCAACATGCCTCCTAGACACACCAAGTCGGAGTTTGCCAGTCATATGTTGCCAGCGTGGTTAGTCGGGAAACAACCTGGACTCAAAATCATTCAAGCCACTCACACGGCAGATTTAGCCGTTAAGTTTGGACGTAAAGTCAGGGATTTGTTTGAAGCGTCCAGTTATCAAGCGGTTTTTCCTGACGTAATGTTACATCCCGACAGTAAGGCAGCAGGGAAATGGGAAACTCGGTCTAAAAAGAACCCTAAAATACTGGGGGAATACTATGCGGTGGGTACTGGTGGTGCTATCGCTGGTCGGGGTGCGGATCTGTTTATTATTGACGATCCCCACTCAGAACAAGATGCTATGTCTAAAACGGCATTAGATGAAGCCTATGAATGGTACACTTCTGGACCTCGTCAGAGGTTACAGCCAGGAGGAGCTATAGTAATAGTCATGACGCGATGGTCAGTGCGTGATTTAACTGGTCGCTTAATTAGGGATATGGGCAAAGGTTTAAAAAATGATCAGTGGGAAGTTATTGAGCTTCCTGCGATTTTACCGAGTGGTGAGCCTGTCTGGCCAGAGTATTGGTCGCTAGAAGAACTAGAAAGCGTACACGCAGCATTGGGTAAAGGTCCAAAATGGCATGCTCAGTACATGCAGAAACCGACGGCAGAAGAAGGTGCACTTATTAAACGGGAATGGTGGAAAGAATGGACACACAAAAAGCCACCTAAGTGTGAGTATATTATTCAAAGTTACGATACCGCTTTTTTAAAAACTCAAACCAGTGACTTTAGTGCGATTACTACTTGGGGTGTGTTTTACCCTGAAGGACGTATCGGTGAAGAACTCTACACAGGGGAAGCAGCACACATAGTATTACTCGATTCCGTAAAAGATAGACTAGAATTCCCCGAACTTAAAAAGAAAGCCCTCGAGTTATACGAATACTGGGAACCCGATACCGTTATTATAGAGTCTAAAGGGAGTGGGACTCCGTTAACCCAAGAATTACGTCGAATTGGTGTACCAGTACAAAATTTTACCCCGAGTAAAGGATCAGACAAAGTAGCTAGAGTAAATTCATGTTCACCGTTATTTGAATCGGGCATGGTCTGGAAGCCTGACGAACCATGGGCGGATGAAATGATAGAAGAATGTGTGGCTTTTCCTGCAGGTGACCACGATGACTTGGTGGACAGTATGAGTCAGGCGTTATTGCGATTTCGTCAAGGAGGCTTTATCCAATTGGATTCAGATTATGAAGATGAATACGAAAGTTACCGTGAACGGAAAATGGTTTACTATTAATAATAGTTATTATAAAGTGAGGTACCATTGTGGCGATTGAAAAAGAAAGCACCTCTATTGTATTGGGCGAAATTGATGAAGTTCCTCCTTTTCCCGAAGAAGAAATTGAATTAGAGATAGAAGAAGACGATGATGCTACCGTTATTGATTTAGACCCTCAAGTAGAATCCCCCCAAACCAATTTTGAGGATAATTTAGCAGAATACCTAGATGATGACACTCTAGGTAAATTAGCCAGTGAACTAACAGGTTACTTTGAAGAAGATAAAGAATCTAGAAGTGATTGGTACACTGCCTTTGCTAAAGGCTTAGACTTATTAGGTATAAAACAAGAAGAACGTACCCAGCCGTTCGAGGGAGCCAGTGGAGTTAACCACCCTTTATTAAGTGAAGCGGTCACTCAATTTCAATCACAAGCCTATAAAGAATTATTGCCTCCAGGAGGACCAGTCAGTACACAAGTGGTGGGTGATGATAATTCGGAAATAATTCAACAATCTAGACGTGTAAAAGAATTTATGAATTATCAGATTACGCATGTTATGGAAGAATACGATCCTGAAATGGATCAATTATTGTTTTATCTACCGTTATCGGGAAGTGCGTTTAAAAAAGTTTATTTTGATACAATGTTAGACAGAACGGTAAGTCGTTTTGTTAAGGCAGAAGATTTCGTGGTGAGTTATGCCACTACTGATTTATCTAATTCACCACGATACACTCACGTTATGACTATGACCGAAAATGATTTGCGTAAAATGCAACTAAACGGTATGTATTTAGACATGGAATTAACAGGAGCCAGTATCCCTACGGAAAACCAAGTTCAAGAAAAGATAGACAGAATGGAAGGGGTTAAACCTAATTACGCAGATAATAATGACCTCTATACTGTTTTAGAAATGCATGTTGACTTAAAGTTATTAGAAATAGAAGACCATGGATTTGCGTGCCCTTATATAGTAACTATTTGTCAAGACACTACTAAAATACTGTCTATCCGTAGAAACTGGGAACCTAATGATACACTCTACAGTAAGTTAGATTATTTTGTACAATACAAGTTTTTACCAGGACTAGGGTTTTATGGGTTTGGGTTAATCCACATGATTGGTGGTTTAACTAAATCGGTTACTTCGATATTAAGACAATTAATTGACGCAGGAACATTAGCTAATTTACCTGCAGGCTTTAAAGCCAGAGGGATGCGTATTCAAGGCGAAAACGAACCCCTACAACCAGGAGAGTTTAGAGATGTAGATGTAGCTGGTTCTACTATTCGGGACGCCTTAATGCCGTTACCTTATAAAGAGCCTTCTAATGTATTAGCTCAATTATTGGGTGTATTGGTAGATTCAGGTAGAAGATTTGCTTCTATCACAGATATGCAAATGGGGGACTTAGGTAATCAAGAAGTCCCAGTAGGCACAACGGTAGCGATGTTAGAACGTGGCACTAAAGTAATGAGTGCTATTCATAAGCGTTTACATTTTGCACAAAAGAAAGAATTCAGATTATTAGCGTCACTGTACGCAAGGTACTTACCGCCTCAATATCCTTATGCTCTTCCAGGAGGACAGGGTTATGTGATGGCACAGGACTTTGACGAGCGAGTAGATGTTATACCTGTGAGTGACCCTAATATATTTTCCATGGCACAGCGTGTGTTAATCGCACAACAAATGTTGCAAATGGCACAGGCATCACCAGATATACATAACTTACCTGAAGCGTATCGTAGAATGTACGATGCTTTAGAAATAAAGAACGTAGACTCTTTGTTTCAACAAGAACAAGAAGTGCCTCCGAGGGATCCTATTTCCGAGGAACAGGCAGCCATGTTAGGACAACCGATACAGGCTTTCGAGTGGGAAGATCACGAAGCCTATATTGCAGCACATAGTGCGTTTATACAAAACCCAATGGTTCAGGATAATCCAATGGCGATACAAACAATCAGTGCTAATATACAAGAACATCAAGCGATGCTATACAAACAGCAAATTGAACAGGTAATGGGGCAACCGTTACCGCCTCTGGAGCAAATGACACCAGAAATAATGAATCAAGTTGCGTTTGCTTCTGCGCAAGCCACTGCTGAGGTAACAGGTAGAGCGAAAGCTGTACAAGAAGCTGTTGAACTACAACGAATAGATCCAGTTATTGAAGTTCAAAAAGAGGAAATTGCCCAGCGTGCACAAAAAGATGCTACTCAAGCACAACTTGATGCAGAGAAAATAATCTCTACTGAAGCAATTGCCGAAATGAAGATTGCAGCAGACAGAGAGAAAACATTAATACAAGCACAACAGGAGGCTGATCGTACGTTTGCGGATACGCTTAAACAGGTACGGGAAGCTGACACTAAAAGTAGAGGAGACTAAATATGCCAAGTAAAGAGGGATATCCAGGAATCAAAAAGAACCCAATTAAAGGTTTAGACGGTACTAAAATTAAAAAGATTACCCGAAAAGCTAAAGGTGGCGGAGCTGCCAAGAAAGGTTTGAAGTTCGTAGAATACGGGAGGACGTAATGCCAAAAGGTAAAAAGTACACAGGCTATGCTGGTGGTGGACCAGTAGAAACTGAAGACCAACGTTCAAAAAGAATGGAAAAAGAAGACATCAAGGTAAGAGGCTATTTTCATGGAGGAAAAGTTAAAGGTTACGGTGGTGGCGGAAAGGTTAAAAAGAAAAAATAATGCCACTTAAACAAGGATCATCACAAGAAACTGTTTCTAGTAACATCAGTAAGTTGAAGAGTGAAGGCTACCCTCAAAAACAGGCAGTTGCTATTTCACTTGATAAAGCTGGTGGGAAAACCAAACGTATGGATGATGGTGGACCAGTGAAAGCTGGAATTGCTAGAGCTTGTGGAAAAGTGATGGATGATCGTCGAAAAACAACTAAATTTTATTAAGGAGTAACTATGTATAAACGCACTAAGGACTATCCGCCTCATGCCAAAAAGAAAGGGTCTAGAAAAAAGCAAACAGCTGATGATAAACTTGATGAATCTTTAGGAATGAGAAGAGGAAAAGAAAGTACCAAAAGTCAAAGCGAGAAATCAAGAAGGGACGAAAGCAGAGGAGCACGGAAGTAGTTGGATTGGTTAGAAACAACAGAGTTTCTACTCAAGCAATACAGAAAGCGTAAACAAGAACTTTCTGATATGCTTGCAAGTGGTGGGGCTAAGGATTATCCTCAGTACCAGAGAATAGTCGGCGAAATAACAGGTCTAGAGTTTGCCGAACAAGAAATATTAGACCTGCATAAAAGGATGAGAGTAGAATATGAAGACAGTGAGTAAATTTGGCTCAGAAGAAAAAGAAGGTAAGATTGTCCCTGATTTTGTGGAAAACTTTAGTGCTGAAGAAGCAGAACCTGAACCAGATTTTTTTACTCCTGAAAAACTACAGGAAGACACTTCTCTACAGGCAAAACTTCCAACCCCCACAGGATATAGAATTTTAATATTACCTTTTGTCCCAGGAAAAGTGACAAGAGGAGGAATTCATTTGGCTAAGCAAACAGTAGATAAAGAACGACTGGCAACAGTGGTTGGTTATGTAGTGAGGCTTGGTCCAGATGCATACAAAGATGATCGTAAATTTCCCGAAGGACCATGGTGTCAAGAAGGTGATTGGATTATTTTTGGCAGGTATGCAGGTGCCCGAATTCAAATCGAAGGAGGAGACTTGCGTTTATTAAACGACGATGAAATTTTAGCAGTAATCAATGACCCTGAAGATATTTTAGCAGGATGATTTACTTTTTTAGAATTTCACGCTATCATCGAGGACTATGAACATGGAACAACCCATGCAAAACGTCGTAGAAGACGAAGAAGAAAAAGAAGTAGAAGTAGAACTTCCTTCTGAAAATGAAGAACCAGTAACTGAAGAAGCTCCTGCGGTTGAAGAACCTATAGAAGTAGAAGAAGTTTCTGAAGAACATGAACAGGAGGTTGCAGAATACAGTGATTCTGTTAAAAAACGTATTGATAAGCTTACTTATAAAATGCGTGAAGCCGAAAGGCGTGAACAGGCTGCACTAAAATATGCAGAAAGTGTAAAAAACGAGTTAACTGATACAAAAACAAAACTATCAAAAGTAGACAATAATTTATTCAGCGAATATAACACAAGAGTAGATTCACAACTAGAAAGAGCTAAAACAAATTTAAAACGAGCACATGAAGAAAACGACACCGATAATTTAATTGCTGCCCAAGAGGAGTTAGCTAAATTATCGGTAGAAGCGGAAAGCTTAACTAGGATTCAAAAAGAAAGAGAAGAAAAGCAAATTGAAAATGAAGCAAGAGACCTACAAAATCCACCAATACAAACACCTTTACCACCTGATCCAAAAGCTCAGGAGTGGGCAGCACGTAATAAATGGTTTGGAGATGATGTGGCGATGACTTCTTCTGCTTTCGCTTTTCATAGACAATTGGTAGAAGAACAAGGAATTAATCCTGCTTCTGACCAGTATTATGATGTCTTAGATGAAAAAATTAAAGATGCTTTCCCACATAAGTTTGAACAGGCTAATAAACCTGTACAAGCAGTAGCTGGTGGTAGCGTAGGTGCAACCACTGTTAATAAATCTAAAAAGATAAAACTCACGTCTAGTCAAGTCGCAATTGCGAAGAAGCTAGGTGTGCCTCTAGCAGAATATGCTAAGCATGTTCAACAATAGGAGTATAAAATGTCAGAAGAAATGAATGACACCACAGAACGTGAACCACGTTCTGCCGAGTCCCGAGAAACTCAAACTCGCAGAAAACCTTGGCAACCCCCTTCCAGTTTAGATGCCCCAAAAGCACCAGCTGGATATAAATACAGATGGATTCGTGAAAGTATCCTCAATCAAGAAGACAAATCGAATATGTCAAAACGTATTCGTGAAGGATTCGAACCTGTAAGAGCCTCAGATCATCCAGATTTTGAAGCTCCTACTATTGAGGATGGAAAACACGCTGGAATTATTGGAGTGGGTGGTTTAATTTTAGCCAAGATCCCTGAGGACACTGTTGCGGAAAGAGAAGCTTATTACAAAGATGTTAATGCAGCTACTATGGAAGCAGTAGATTCTCAGTTAATGAGAGAAAGTAACCCTGTAATGCCTATAGAAAAACCTCAACGATCTAGTCGTACGACGTTTGGAAGTAGGAATAACGAGGAAGCTTCCTCTTGAAGATTAACACTTTAATATAGGTAAAGTAAAATGGCAAATACAAACGATCCTG